TATCTGAAAGATGGGTCTACTAGATGGGCATCTATCCTACCTACATTTAAACAGATATCGGATTGTAAGGTAAAACCAGATATTGTTATGTACGGAGTCAATGGAGATGAGATGTTCTTCCGTGATTTGATTCCACACTTACATATGTTGATGGTAGAATATAAAGATGAAAGATATTTAGAAGCTGCAATCCAGAATGATATCGATAGAAAGAAACACCACTACGGCGCATCCTATACACTGGGTACACACAAAACCACACAAACCTATCTAGATGAATGGTTTGAGAAGTGGATTGTGCCAGATATTGACTGGGAGAATGCAGAGTATAATAAGTTAAAACTTCTGACACCAAAGTTCTATACTCGTGCTATCAGTACAAATAACGATGTACTTACTGGGTCTCTATATAATGACAGAAGAATATTCCATGAAGTGTTCAAGACACCCAAATCATTTCTATTGGGTGACTCTATGGACTCTCCGATTCAGAGAATGCTACTGAAACAGAAGGATTATGAATTTGTTACACCACACAAAGATGTGTTGTATGCGGTCTACGAAGGTATATTCTACAATATTTTTAATGCAACGTACCAACGTGATATAGCACAAAATATCTAGTTTAAAGTTTTTTTGAGTATAAATACAGTTATGGGAATATTAAAATCAGCAGCAGACCTAGTCTATACTATCCGTTTCTTGAAGTTGTTAGTAACTCCATTCGAGAAGACTGACGCATTCAAAGCGGGTATTATTGATGCAGATGGTAAACGTAATAAAGAGTTTAATACTCTGAAGACAGATGACCGTGATGCATATCGCAGTCACTACACTCCGTTCCACCGTCTTGTATTCAATCTGAAACGTCTAATGGCAAAGGTGCCAGGCGGTCAGTCAGTTGTCGCAAGATACGGTGCTGCACTTGCATTGATTAAAGAACATGGTGAGTTAAATGATTCACGCATCATGCAGATTCATGAAGAGACTGGTATTGATATTCTCGACTGTCTTGCAGAAGAGTCCTCATGGTTTCTGCTCGAAGACAAAGAACTATCGCCTGGCCTATACAGAATGAGATATGACACAATGACTGTGAAATGTGAAGATGTTGTAAAGAAGGGTGATAAAATAAGAATCGTAGAAACAGACGCAAGTCCTATCGATGAGATACTTGGTCTGGACATCTACAAAGGAATACACGATAACTCTAAACAGTGGGTGTATTTCACAACGGGAGAGATAACCCGATGAGAAAAAGTTTTAATAAATTTCAAGAGGAAATGACATCGACAACATCTGTTGCTGGAGCAGGAGATGATAAGATTGTACCAGTTCATCTAGGAAAGAAAAAGAAGAAGAAACCTGAAATAGTAAAAAGGTTTATTGAAAATAGAAAACGTTGGAGTAAATAATGTTAAGTGGATTACTAGGTAGTGTATTAGGTTTTGGTGGTTCGGTAGTTCCCGCAATCACAGACCATTTTAAAACAAAGGCAACAAACAAATTCGAACTACAGAAGATGGAGAAGATGGCAGAACTACGTGCTGCTGGATTCGACCATGAAATGAAGATGTTCGAAACTCAGGCTGCAGACAAGGAACATGATAGACTTATACAGCATGACATTAGTATCAATCAGGGGACTGGAATTATCGCTGGTCTTCAGAAGTCAGTTCGACCTGTCATCACCTACTGTTTTTTCGGCCTTTTCGCTGTTATTGAAGTTACCCTTCTAATGGAGGCATTAGAGAAAGGGACAGACTTCTCTGAAGCAATAGGTATCCTCTGGGATGATGATACCAAGGCAATCTTTGCCGCAATTATTTCGTTCTGGTTTGGTTCAAGAGCAATCGACAAACAACGTTCGAAATAACTTGACATTTCTGCCCGTTTAGGGTACAATACAATAACTGAAAATCTTAGGGGTGATATATACTATTACCCCTCAGAAAAACTATACCCTATGGAAAGATAATATGACCCTCAAAATTGATAAGAAGAAAGATTCCCTACTCGCCGAATATGCAGTAGGTATGTTAAAAGATTTCTACCTAAATGATTATGAGAAGAGTCCACAAGAGGGTTTTGCAAGAGCATCGAAGGCATGGTCTAAGTACCGTGACGAGATGGATGACGAACTGGCACAACGTCTATACGAATACGTGTCTAATAAATGGTTCATGTTTGCGTCCCCTGTTCTGTCGAATGCACCTAATGGTCACGACACGAAAAGTAAGGGAATGCCTATCTCTTGTTTCCTCACCTATGTTCCAGATACACTGGAAGGTTTGATTGGACACTCTTCAGAGTTAAGGTGGTTATCAGTATATGGTGGGGGTGTTGGTGGACACTGGTCTGACGTAAGAACGGTATCAGACATTGCTCCAGGCCCAATGCCATTTCTACACACAGTCGATGCAGATATGATTGCATACCGACAAGGTAAAACTCGTAAAGGTTCGTATGCTGCCTACATGGACATACACCATCCTGATATTGTGGAATTCATGAATATGAGAATTCCTACTGGTGATGTACAACGTAAAGCACTGAACTTACATAATGCGATTAACATTACCGATGAGTTTATGAAAGCAGTTCACGCCAACGAAGATTTTGAATTGCGTGACCCTAAAGATGGAACGGTAAAAGAAACAGTCAATGCACGTAAACTATGGGAACGTATTCTTGAGATTCGATTCCGTACAGGTGAACCATACCTGAACTTCATTGACACTGCAAACAATAGTTTGCCTCAACCATTAAAAGACAAAGGACTAAAGATTCACGGTTCGAATCTATGTAATGAAATCCATCTACCAACGTCCGATGATAGGACTGCGGTGTGTTGTTTGTCGAGTCTGAACTTAGAATACTACGATGAATGGAAAGACACATCTATTGTTCGGGATATTGTTAGGATGCTTGATAACGTACTTGAGTATTTCATTACTGAAGCACCCGATACAATCCCAAGAGCAAAGTACTCAGCAGAACAAGAAAGAAGTATTGGACTTGGGGCAATGGGATTCCACAGTCTACTCCAGAAACACGGAGTCGCATGGGAGTCAGAAGCCGCAAGAGAAATCAACCGAACAGTGTTCGAACATATTAAGTCAGAAGCAGATAAAGAAACTGAACAACTTGCTGAAGAACGTGGGGAATACCCTGACGGTATTGGCAGTGGAAAGAGGAACGCACATTTGCTTGCAATCGCCCCCAACGCTAGTAGTGGAGTGATTCTATCAACGAGTCCATCTATTGAACCGTTGAAGGCAAATGCATATACACACAGGACACGTGCTGGTTCATTTCTTGTAAAGAATAAATACCTTACCAAACTCTTGAATGAGAAGGGTGAGAACAATGAGTCCAACTGGACATCTATTATTACCAAGAAGGGTTCGGTACAACATCTACCGTTTCTGACCGAAGGTGAGAAGGCAGTGTTTAGAACTGCGGATGAATTAGACCAAAACTGGGTAGTCCAACATGCAGCTGAACGTCAACCGTTTATCTGTCAAGGACAATCAGTTAATCTATTCTTCCCATCTGGTGCAGAGAAATCGTATGTGAACAAGGTGCATCTGAAGGCATGGGAAGACGGACTCAAAGGTCTATACTACCTACGTACAGAGGCAAAACAACGTGCGGAGAATGTATCTGAGAAGGTAGAACGTGTTGCACTACAAGGTGATACACGTAGTATCGTTTATAGTAAAGATGACTGTCCGTTCTGTTCTATGGCAATGGAAGAACTAAAACTGAGAGGAATACCATTTGATAAGGTTGACCTCAAAGAGATTGGTAAGACTGCCGCAGAAGTCACAGGACGTAAGGTCAGAACTGTCCCACAGATTTATATCGAAGGTGAATATGTTGGTGGGTATGAAGATTTGATGGAATATTTAAACAAAGAAATAGAGACAAGCGAAGATGATGAATGTCGTGCTTGTGAAGGTTAGGAGAACCAATGGCATTATTAGATTTTAGTAAAACATATAAACCGTTCCTGTATCCTTGGGCGGTAGAACTAGTAAAGAAACACGAAGAGGTTCACTGGGTAGAAGATGAGGCAGAACTCTCAGAAGATATCCAAGATTGGAGAACCAAACTCACCGAAGAAGAAAAAGAATTTATCACTCAAGTATTGAGATTGTTTACTCAATCAGATGTACAGGTGGGTGAGAACTATCACGAACTGTTGATTCCTAAGTTTAAGAACAACGAAGTTCGTAACATGTTATCTTCATTTGCAAACCGTGAAGGTGTACACCAACGTGCATATGCATTGTTGAATGATACACTGGGTCTGCCAGATGAAGAACACCATGCATTCCTTGAGTACAAGGAGATGGCAGACAAGATTGACTTTATGAAAGAGGGTGATATCAACTCTCTGACTGGTCTTGCCTTGGTACTTGCACAATCTGTATTCAATGAAGGTATGTCATTGTTCGCATCGTTTGTGATGTTGTTGAACTTCCAACGTTTCGGTAAGATGAAAGGTATGGGTACGATTGTTGAGTGGTCTATCAGAGACGAGACTCTACACGTACAGGGTAACGCAAAACTATTCCGTGAGTTCTGTGAAGAACATCCACGTATTGTGAACGATGAACTTAAATCTAAAATCTATCAGATGGCACGTAACGCTGTCAAACTAGAAGACCGATTCATTACACTTGCATACAAGTCTGGTGAAATCGAAGGTCTATCTGAGGAAGATGTGAAACAATACATCCGACATATTGCAGACCGTAGACTTCTACAACTAGGTATGAAACCTAAGTTTGGTGTCAAGGACAATCCACTACCGTGGTTGGACTGGGTATTGAATGGTGCCTCTCATGATAACTTCTTTGAGAAACGTGTTACCGAATATTCTGTTAACGGAATGGAAGGTGATTGGGGTTGGGACGAACCTGAATCATGTGACCTAGATGGTCAAGGTTGCGCCGCCTAGTGGAAGAAGATGAAACATACTATTTAGAATGTCATCTTTGTGATACTGAAACAGAGGTTCTCGTAAAGGATTCCCAAGAAGAACCGCAATACTGTCCTATGTGTGGTGTAGCGATAGATTAGTTATATATACCTTTATGTGGATGTATGAAGGTAAAGAGTTTGAACCAGAGGACGAGTTCTTGGAACAATACCAAGGATTCGTCTATCGCTTGACTGAGTTGAGCACTGGTAAAATGTATATTGGTAAGAAATTCTTCTGGAAACCCAAGATACTGCCTGTTACAAAAACAAGAAAAAGACGACAAAGAACACGAGTCCAATCGGACTGGCGTGATTACTATGGCTCGTCTGAAGCGGTCAAGACACTCGTAGAAGGGGGTCAGGCGTTCCAGAGAGACGTTCTAAGACTCTGTCGTACAAAGGGTGAGTGTTCGTATTACGAAGCGAAGTTACAATTCGAATACGATGTATTACTCAGTGATAAATACTATAATGAATTTATAGGATGCAAGATACATGCAAAACATATTAAACAGAAATCTAATTAATCCTGATATCGGTTTCGTAGAATTTGGGCAGGGTAAACCAAAAGACCGTGACTACATATTCTCCCGTATCAATAAAATTAAACAACTCTTGGTAAAGAACGGAGTTCAACGAGGAGACTTTGTACATGTCTATGTAATGAGTCCTAATGTTGATGCAGTTTCTTCCTTTATTGCCATTGCAGAACTAGGTTGTTTGACACACTGTGTGGACAACGCTGTATGGCATCATAAGGATTCCGATGGAAATGAAACTGGTCGTATGTACTTTGAGGATAGAAAACAAGCACTATACGACATGGTGCATCCATCTATGCCACCAGAAAGACCAGAGTTCCGTCTATCCGATATGTTAACCCCTATCGGTGACAAGGGATTGGTCAAGGGTGACCTGTTTGCAGGCGCTGGAAATAAATTCCACTATGCTAGAGGTGTCGCAGATAAAGACGTTCACTACATTGACTTCAGAGATATAGGAGACATGCCAGACGAAGATATTCAACCTTGGGATGTTTCAGATGATGACCCATTCTAT